CGCCCTTGGCCTGTTCGAGTTGAGGTTTCTCCAAATCATTTCTGCGATACCAAGACGAGTTTCTTGATTGATCTCCTCAATCGTGCCCTTGAGCCCCCGTTTCTCCACCACATCCAGTGCGGTACTGAGCCCCCCAATAAGGCCCTTCTTCTTCAGAGACCTAATGGTGCGAGCCCCACCCTTGGTCAACATGTGACTGACGTAGCCACTAACCTCCATTGAGTCCAAGAAATGCTCAAGGGACCAATCCATCGGGAGGGCTCCCTCCGCCTGAAGCCTCCTGAATGCGTCGGAGAAGAATCCCCGAACCCCGTCAACGACCCTCTTGACATCGTCGCTGGCATCTACATATCTCGGGTCAAGCGTCCCGTTTGGCTTCCGCTTCCTAAACGCAGCATGGGCGCGCTTTACGTCGAGGGGGGAGAGGCCCTCAAGGGCCTTCACAAACTCCTCGTCTGTCTGCAGACGCTTGGCCGCCCTCCCAGACGCGCGGGACAGGTAGCGCTCAACCTTCTCAAGGGCCCTCAGCTCAACCTCGTCAGCAACCCCGGTAACCTGCCTCAAGATCTGGCTAATCATCGTCGCCTTTTCGGCGTGTCGCGTGATCACATCTACGGCAGACCGCCCAACACCGGGCACATACGGATCTTCACGAAGTAGAGACCGCAACTCATCTGCAGCCTCCGCCCGCTCCCTCTCAAGCTTCGCCTTCTTTCCCCGCCCCTTCTTCGCTACGGTCCCCGCCCCCAACTCAGCCTGAAGAGCCTCGAGTTCCCGCCTTGCTCGGTCTGCTCGAGTTCGGGCCCTGCCGGCCATCCCTCCGCCCTTCTTAGCCTTGGCAGACTCAAGGATGTAGTCGACCCTTGCCTTCAGGTACCGACCGCCTGAGGTAGACGACAAGCCCTTAAGGTTGTGCTTGACCCGATTGCCAAGGGAGCGGAGGTGGTCCCCGCCACTGGCGTAGCCCATCGATGACTGGGCGCTAATAAACGATTCGATTTCGTCGATGTCGTTAGCTCTAATTGCGGCGTCAAACGCCTCCCACATATCCCCTTCCTTGTCGAAGCGGCTGCCAAGACTGGGCGACCCCCCCAGGTCTAGGTCGAAGTATCTTGACCTCTCCGCCGGAAGGAATCGAAGAGCCTTGGTTAGGTGGTGCCGGAGGCCTCTGAGAATTGTGTGGGCATCGCTGCCAGCCTTGCTCCCGTCGTCCAAGACCTCGGAAAAGACCGCCGCAAGCTCTCGCTCTCTCTTGTTGAAGAAGCGTTCCTTGAAGACGTTGAAGATCGCCTCTCCCGACTCTGCTTGGAGCTGCTTCTCTGTAAAGCCCCTCCTCCGCGCCAACCAACGAGCGTGGGCCCACTTGTGGTCACCGATAAGGTCTGCAAACTCGATGGCCCGCCAATCGCCGTCGGCGGTCTTTGTCGCCCAGGGCTTGAGTTCCTTGAACCCGGGCAGACCCTTCCTTCCCTTTTCGAGTAGCTCAAGCCGCAGAGAGCCGGTTGGAAAGCCAAGCTTTATCGCGGCTCGACCAGTGCTGTCTATGACAGTCCCGATGCCCTTCCCGCCACCAAAAGCAACAGTTCCGCCCGCCAATCCAGCGAGCCCCCCCTTAAGGCCGCCCTTAAGAATGTCCCCAAGATCTCCGCCCTCTGCGGCAGACAGCGCCCCCGCTCCAAACCCAAGCCCACCCGCCAGGGCGAGCTTATTCCCAAACCCACGCTGCTTCAGGTTTGCGAAGATCTCCACGGAGGAGAGGTCGTCCGCATCCATATCGTCTAGAGCTCTCTTTAGGAGGGCCTTCTCTGGCTCATCCAAAGAGCGCATGACCGCATCTCTGGTTGCCTTCTTTATCAACGGGTCGTCTGCGTAAAGAGCTCTCGCCTTCTTTAGGTCTAAGGCGGGGACTAGCGCGCCATCGTCTGCAGTCTTTAGGGTGACCGCATCGCCTAGGTCGATGTGAACAACCCCAACGCGATCTGCGGCGGTCGGAACAATGTCCGCAACGAGCTCATCCGCCGTCTTCGCAACATCGCCAGCACCGTCCAGCCGAACCCCCCGTGTTGCCAAATCACCAATCGTGGCGTAGGCCTGCTTGGTCAGGGTTTCAGAGGCATCGACGAGCGCCTCAAGAGACTCTGTCGAAAGGCCCGGATCTCTGACAAGGGCCTCAGAGGTCAACCTCTCCGTAACTCTTGAAACGGACGACATCATCGCCTGGTCGCCCGCCTTGGTCACAACCCCCGCCCCGGTACGCACTAGGTCTATGCCCTTGAATACCCCGGAGGGCGAAAGAACGAGTTCCGGCGCCACCGTGAACAGAAGCGACGGAAGAAACGACCCTTCATACGGGTCCGCGTCCGGATGCCCCGACCAAACCTTGTAAGCTTCTTCGGCTGAGCGGCTCCAAGCCTCGCCAAAAGACTCCCCGCCAGGAGCAAGCGCCCCGAAAGCCTCGGGTAGAACTTCGGCGTACTCAGCAAGGCCATGCACCGTGGAGCGCAGCCAATCTGCCGCAGCGTCCGCCCCCTCCCCCCGCACTAGGCTTCTGGCGAGGATGTCTGCCGTTGCCGCGCTCTCGTCGCCAACAATCACGCCCCCTCTCTCGGTCTCCTGCCAGGGCCTTGCCGGCCCGCCTCCGTAGGGGTCAATCCCAGGCAACCAATAGCGAAGGGCCAGAAGGCCGCTCCACCCAGCCTTCTTCAGGGTTGTCGACAGCGCACTGCCTGGGTCCTCCTTTGCCGCCTCTGTAAGCTCATGGAGCTCCCAGTAGATATCCCGCCTAGGGTCTTCCGGGTGCATGTTGTCGAGCCACTTGACCCGCTCTTCGGTCGGCATGTTCGCCAGCGCACCAGTGTCGGCAGACGCCGAGATGACCGAGAAAAGCGGTCTTGAAACGGGCGACGTGAGGAAGTCCCCAACGTCAGCTGCGGCAAGAAAACCCTCCTTCTTGCCTGGCATTGCCCCTGGGAGGCGGGAGGTGGCAAGGAACTCCTGCAGCTCCTCCTCACTTGGCTTGGCCCCAACCATCTTGTCTTGGAGGTACTGCGCCTTCGCGGCAGCCCTAACCTTTGCGATTGGCTCGTCTGTCATCCTCGCGATGTCTTTTGCCGCATAAACCTGCTTCCGCATAAGGTCGTACTCGCGATACTCCTCCTCAAGAGCAGCCGACCTCTCGTGGAGATCAAACTCCTCGTCAGAGACCTGACCACCAACCGCCCCCTCCGGATCCAACCCGAACCCCGACTCGTACGCATCAAACTCCTCATCCGAAACGTCGCCCCGCCCTACCGCGCTTGGCTCGTTGCGGAATTGGCGCTCGTAAGCGTCAAACTCTTCGTCTGAGACAGAAGGCACCTAGCCCCCAAAGCTGTCGCGCACTTTGTGCTCAGGAACAACCCGGCCCTTTAGAGGCCCATCGAGGCCCCGCCACTCGCCACCAACAAGCTCATAGCGACCAGAATCATACGCGCCCTGCTTCCAATCCTCATCGTACTGCTCCGGGTATTCCCTTTCCTCTTCTTGCGGCTCGGCGGCTCCCCTGGAGCGTAATCCGCCGGGGGGTGGCGGCATGTAGCCGCGAGGTGGGGGCTCTCGGAACGCTTTCCAAAACCTGTCGGGGTCTGCGGCGGTTGCTCGAGCTGCTGCCATGGCGCTCTTCTTTGAGAGAGCGTATGGCTGGCCCTCAAGCCTCCTCGCGTACGCCTCTATTTCCGCCTCGCCTGGCGTAGGGGACCTGGGTTGGTACCCGGTCTTCGTCTGGGCATATGGATCCTTACCCGTGGCATAAACCCCTGACTCCGCCACCTGCCCAGCGAACTCGGCGTTTGCTAGTTCATCCAGAATTCCGTCGGTGCCCAAGATACCGGCAATGTCCATTGGGTTTCCGTCTGCATCCCTCGGCGCAAACGCTCCGCTCCAGTGGCTGGGAGCGCGTACAGTCGTCGGCCCGCCATCCCCACGAGTCCGGCCCCACTTATCCGTCCATCTAGACGCCACCGGAACGGTCTCTGGGAGACGCTTCCCGTCCAGGGTGGCCTCCTCCTGCAGGCTGAGGGCCTGCTGCCCCGTGTAGACAGAGTCAAGCAACTCTTGGCCGCGTTGGCCGAGGACTTGAGCCCTTCTGTACGCGCTTACCCGTTCGTCATCCAACCCGTAACCGGCTGGGTTGCTAGACACCGCAGCTATAAACCTGCTTCGGACATCCGGGTCGTCCCCGCTGGCAATTGCTGATGGGGACATTCCGAGTAGGTTTGGGTCGTTCTTTACGAGGTACTCAATGCCACCACGCCCAAACGCCCCATGCCTGCCAACCGCGTCCACAAGGCTCTCGTAGGCCGCCTTGTGACTATCAACTGCCTGGCTGCCCTCCGCTTCAGCCTTGTCAAGCTTCCCGCGCGCCATCTCGACTCGAGCAGCGTAGCGTTCGCGCGCATCGCGAGCCTCAAGATTCTCCCTAGCCTCTCCGGCCCTCTTTGCGTTTTGATATTGCGCGTGCATCTTTGCGTACTCGGGCTGGTTCTTAAGCCGTTGCAACATGGCGTCAGCGGCGAATTTAGAGAATTTCTCAGCCTGCTTTGGGTGGTCCCAATACACTTCAGCAAATCCCTCTGGGTTTGTAATGCCCATTTCCCGCAAAGTGGGAATCATTGCCTTCACAAACCGACTCTTCTCTCTCGCCCCTTGCTCCCATGCCACCTTTCTGGCCATCTCAAGTTCGTAAGCCTCCTTCCGGTGACCACGTCGGATTAAGGCCGCCTCATGCTTGTGATATTGGGCAAGCAGATCCATTGACTTGCCACTTCCTTCAACCCCTTCAACCAAGGACTTGAGTGCGGTTTCCGACGTCACCAACCTGGCTGCGGCGCCAGGCCCAATGAGCTTGCCGGCTGCGTCACGGAACGGGTCTTTCGGGAAGTCCTCCGCCTCCTTCAGCATCTCTTTGTACCCGCCTCGAGGCTCACCCGGGACTCGCTCGTCAAACTGAACCCCCATGGGCTTCTTGAACGGCTTCCCACGCATCTCCTCTGGAATGCCCTCGGCCAACGCGCCCTCTGTCGGACTAACGTAGTCAACGTAGTCGTCCATGCCGCCCCTGTGCTCTCTTGGGGGGACCAGGTAGGGCTGAGCTCCTACCTCCGGACCACCGCGCACTCCGGCCAACTGATCCAGGAATGGAGTTTCCTGGCCAGACGACTCCCGCACAGCGGTGGTCATCGCTTGCTGGGGCAGCATGTTGTACTGGGCGATGAGCTGCTGAGCCCGATCCTCCACGGTTAGCGGACCCCCTCCCGCTAGCGCCTTGAGTCGAGCAAGCTCCTTCTCAGTCTCAGCAAGCCTCCTCTCCTCCTCAACCTGGTAGGCTATGTCCCCTAGCGGGCGCCTGAACATCTTCGCCGTTAGATCAGCCGCACTTGTGCCCTTTCCCGGGCCGAACTTAAGACCCGAGACAACCTGCTGTCCAGAAGGGTCGGTCACGACGCTGCGCGTCGGCACTGCTGCGGCAGTCCCACCGCGACGACCTCTGGTGGTGGCGGTGCCACCCCTGACTCCAGTGGCCCCGGCGTCAGCAGCTGCGTCAGCGTAGTCAAGGAACTCTGACCGCATGGTCTGTCGGCGCTTCTCCTCCCACTTCTTCTCGGCTTCGTCTCGCCGGAACTGGCGCTCAACCTCCATCCTCTCCCCCTCGAGTTCGAGCCTGGAAGACTCCCTTGCCTGCCGCATTATCCCGGCAAGTTGGCCAGGAAACGATGCAAGCCCACTGAGCGACTCAGCCTGAACAAGGCGAGCTATGTCCTGCCCACCCGGATAAAGTGTGTCTCTAGGCACGTCGATCCCCTAGCCGTAAGTAAGGTTGTAGAGATCTTGCTCTCCAGACCCCCCAGGAGAGTACAGCCGCTCATCACTACCGTCACCCATAGAGGAATCTGCAAACCTGTGCATCCTAAGAGGACGTCCAGTAGACGCGCCCTCCTGGCCAAGCCTGGCCTGCATAAGAGCCCCGCCCAGGCTTGTCGCACCCGATATATAGGGCCCTGCATACGGAATTAGGGACGCAAGCCCGCTCTCAATAGAGGTAACAGCGCCCAGCTGCTGCTGCCCCCTTGCCCGCAGAGCCTCACGCTCCTTCATCCGGTAAGCGGCCTCCGCGTCCGCATTGACCTGAGCCTCAGTCATCCGCTCTTGCATAAGTCGACGGAAAAACGGGGCCATCTCTTTCTGAGAAGTGCCGCCCAAGGCTGACGCACCAGCCCCACGACCGAAGCGAGCGGTCATAAACTGCTGTTGGGTCTTCCCAAAGCCGCGCCTAGCAGCTCCCCCCTCCCGGGAAACCTCCGCCTGAGCCGACTCGGCATATGGCCGAACATATCGGTCATAGTAAGCCTGCTCCGAAAGAGCGAACTCAGGACGCTGGGCAATGTCCGCTACCGCAAATTGTGATACTGCAACCATTGCAATCCCCTAGTAGAGAGACAGGTCGTTGAGGTTGGGCCTGTCAAAGTCTAGGCTGAAGCCCCCCGTCGTCCGATTGGTGGGCCTGACGCCCGCAGCCTGAGTCGTCTGAGACTCTGGGGCCGGAACCCACCGCCCGGAGTAGGCCTGCCTAAGCTTCTTTGCAAACTCAGGATTACGCCCAGCCTCCTGGGCAAGGGCGTCCTGAGTAAGCGAAACACCGCCGCCGAACAGATTCGCTAGGTTCTTAATCTCCTGTTGCTCTGCAGCTCGCTCAATTGCAAACCCCTGAGCTCGGTCTGCCCTCATTCGCTGCTGCTCGGCCAGCCGCCTGCGCGCCGTTGCGTCACTGGCTGCCTTCAGAAGAGACGAATACATATCTCCTCGATCAGCGAGAGCCCTTCCGCCAAGCCGTTCATAGGGAACGGGTCGAGTTGCGGCGCGCTCACCGGCACGGCGAACGCCTTCAGCCTCTTGGCCAAGCCGAACGTCGTACCCATAAAGTCTTGGTTCAGAGAGAACTGGCATCGGGCCATCCTAGGGTTCAAAGCGATTCTAAACCGAATACACGAGACAAAAACTTATAACGAGGGCTTTCCAACTTTCTTACGGACACCGTCTCCAACAAGGCCACCAGTCCGCTTGTGGTCGGCCCCGGTTTCCTCTGCGACCTGATCGTCCAAAACTGGGCCATAGTCAGCAATCACGATGAGCTCAGTGTTTCCAACCACGATCTTATTCTGATAGGAGCCATTCAACTCGCCTTTATACCGCTCGGTAGCGGTATGGCGAATCGTATGCCACCCCGCCTGAAGCTGGGAAGACCCAGCGCCCCCTAGGGTCCGCGTCCGCACGTAAACCGGAACCACACCCGGCGCCCCATCAGAAACTTCAGGAGGGACCGAAAAGGACGGCGTAACATTTGACGGCTTGGGCTGCCAAGCCATGAACACCTGGCGAGGCTCGTCTGGCCTGTCGTACTTGGTATCCCCCCGAATGATTGACGTTGCCTGAACAAGCTCTGTGCCTGGAGTGCCCTCCCCCTGCCCCTCCCACCGGCCCTCAAACATCAAGAAATAACGAGATGGAGTTGCAGTGGAAGTTGACGGAATTGTCCCAGACGCCGTCGCGCCAAACCCGCCACTTGCGCCCGGAGCTTCTGACAGGGAGCCGCCAATTGAGATATCTGGCCATTCAACCGGACTCGAGTCAGGGCCAGAGCCTGAGTTACCAGTCGTAACTGCCGGGTAGCTAGCCCTGACGATCTTAGCAATGTAGAAAACAATCACGCTCGCGGGAGCCCGAAGCCTGAAGTGCAGCGCTCCCCCAGGCATGTCCGATCTATCGCCGTTCCTGTCCACCCGAACGACCCACGGCTCGCTGGCAACAGCTCTTCGCCAAACCTCCGTCAATCCGCTTTCACGGAAGTTGACCCGACGAAGGGCAGAGCCAGAACTTACGTTTTCGGCATAGACATTGTCTTGGAACAAGCCCTCAAGTTGCGCCAACGGCGTAGTCCACTGGTCTGAACGAACTGCTCCGCCGCTGGTGAAGTCTGGAGGATGAGTAAAGTTAACAATCATCGGTCCACCACAAACACAACAAGCTGCCCTCGCACAACGTAGTCATTGCTGGGAGCGCCATACCAGGGGTGGTTATCCTTTCGGTGGGCAAGGAGTATCCTCCTCGGCCCAGCCTCTTCCGCCTGGAAGGCGTAAACGATATTCGACCCACCAAAGGCATTCACCGCATCGGCGGCATCCAGGTGCCAAAGACCGTCAGCCGCCCCGAGGCCGTAGTCATCGATCTTTATCATGATGTCTCCCCGGGAGAGGTGGCCATCAATGGAACCCTCTGACTGGTCGTAGCTAACGCTTCCTACAATGAACACACCATTGCCGGCTCGTAGATTGACATGCACCTCACTGACATAAGACCAGTCTGGATGCTTCTTTACAGAAGGCCCGTGGCGATACCCGTCTCCCACCACCTTGAGCGGCTCTCCCTCTGCCATGTGGTACTCGTCGAGCGCCCCGTCTCGAAAGTTCTCCCAGGAGAGGGTGTTGGCTACATCCTGCACGTCCGTCAGGTTGTCCTTGATGTCCTCCGCAGACATCACCTGGCCGTCCTGCTCCCGCATGTCGCTGGTGTAGATGAGGACACCCATCAGCGATACAACCCAAACGCAAAGATGTTTGCCTTCGTAACCTCTACGGGGAAGAGGACGTTTGACGAACCGTTTACCTGAATCGAGGGAGAAAACTGAATCGGACCCCCCTGGGCGAACACCACAGACACCACCCCGATGGAACAACCGAACGTATACCTGTTGAACCCGCCCGTGGAAGTGGCTACCGACATACCGCCAACCGAGCTCTTTATTCTCAAGCTCGCATTTCCATAGGAATCCGACCCAAGCGACCCCTTGACCCGAAACTCAACAGATGAGGCCACAATCCATGGAGCTGGGCCACGAGAGACGGCTCTAAGGCGAACCCCGTCTGTGGCCGGACCAACGTCCGTAAAATCCGCCCCCAGGTCCAGCCATCTGCCAGCCTCGATTGTTTCAATAGACAAGAGCGGAGATCCAACGCTGCTTGCGTAAAGAAATGCCCCACTCTCATCAACGATGTCGCTAACGCCGTTGTGGTCAACGTCGTCTGGAGGGGTGATCGAATCCCTAGACATAGACCGCGAATGAACGTTGTTTTGGTCCACATCGCTGAGATGGCTACGAATTCTCTGAAACTCCTCCCATAGGCTGTCTGGGACATCGGCAAGACCGGAGTCTGGATAGCTAGACCTTCGGTAGTACACGGCTAGCCCCTGTAGTTCTCAAGAATAGTGATCGCCCTTCGGACGGTACTTGGATTCTCCAGCGAAACCCTGCCGCCGGCTCCGATAAGCCGAAGCGAGTGAGAGGCCTGCTTTCCGATGGGCCAAGATCTAGAAGCCCCAAGGTTCGCCCTTCCTACGGCAACCCTGAGCCGGTCTGCAAGAGCCCTCATACCAGGCTCTGCAATTGGCTCCCTATCGTCTTCGCCAAACACTACCGCTGCCTCTCGGCGCCCTTGCTGGTGCGCCACAGCACAAAGCCGTCTAGGAGGTACGGCTCCCCATCGTTGCTGTTCTCAAACTCGATCTCAATCTCTCGACAAACCAAGGTGTTGGGGAATGCAATCCTCTGAAAGAGCTGTTGATCCCCGCTCCAGGTGCTGGTTCCCCAGGTTTTACCGGATGCGTCCCATCCGCTCTTTGAGGTGAGGTCTGAGTTGGCAGCCTTCTGCATCCGCGACCCCTCCTGATTCAGAGTGATCGACATGCTTCCCGCTGCCACCGGGTCCCTGTTCTTATACCAACGCATGGTTAGGGTGTGGTCCCCCGCATAAGGGAAGAACAGGTCCAACCCGGCAACCTCCATCTCAGCCCCAGACTCCCAGCCTGTCTGATTGGCCGAATAGGGACCAAAGCGAACCTTCCCAGCAATCGAACCAGCCTCCACGGTCGGAGGATCCTTCAGACCTGGGTCGGTGCCCGGGGCGTACTCATACGACATTGAGTCGCCCAAGCCCCAAATCACGATGTCTGCGTTCCTCACCTCAGAGACAAGGCTGGCCGACTTCTTCGACCCCTCGAGCTTGTCGTCTGGCGTAGGGTTCACCCTAACCCTGTCCGCCTGTGCAGAAATCGGCGGGAGGCTGGTAGCCAAAACCTGCTCCCCGCCAAAGATAGTTGCGGCGGTGGCCCTCTGCCCCTTGACGACAGTCACCGCGTCGAGCTGATAGTGGTAGCAGACCACTGTGTCATTGAGGCTGTCTGGCCCGCTCTGGATAGCAATGAACAACCTTCTCTCGGCCTCATCTAGCCATGAAAAGGCGGTCCTCAGCCTGGACTTACTAACGCCCTTCCACCATCGATTCAGGTTTTGCGACAGAGGCCGGATAGTTGCTCCGTCGTACTGATAGACGCCGTGCTCACCAACAAAGACTAGGCGCTCATAGGCGAGAATCGCAGCTCGGGGAGCAACGCTTCCGATGGACTCGTCAACCGGAGTAAGGGCTGGGGACCCATCGGCCAATGCAGTGATCTGCCAGATGGAGCTCGGCTTCAGGACTACAAGAGAATCAGCAAACGACACGAGTCCCGTAATCGGCTCACCGTCTCCGCTGTTTACATCGAGAAACTGCAGGCCTGAAGATATCTGCTCTGGAATGCCAGGGTCGCTGTACTGAATCATGGATGGGAGCGACTTGGACACGTAATAGCCACGACTCCGAAAGAACCGAATGAACTTTGCCGTTGGGGGTGCCTGAGCCGCCTCATTCAGCGGCGTTCCAAGAGACGCAGAGGAAAGAACATTCTCGTGGTCGTAGACAACCTGTTCGTTCACAGCCACCTGACGCCAGAAGTAGTACTCGCCGTCTGCCGCCCTCTTGTAGATATTCCGCCAAACCAAATCCGACTGCGACGGTCTACTCAGGCCAGTGATCTTCACAATCCCCCGACGAGGGTGGTCGGAGATCTCTATTGACGAACCCTCTGACCCAACCCAAACCCCAGCATCAGTCTGGACTGCCGAAGACAGCCCCTGATCTGATAGGACAAACTCCCCAGGAGCACCGGGTGGGCCTTCCGCGCCCACCTCGTTTACAAAGGTCGCTCGGTACTGGAACCGCTGCTGAGGTGTGGTGTTTCGCCTCTCTGGGCCGCCAACACCCCTAGCCTCACACGAGAAGGAATAGTCAAGAGCCATTCTGGTGCTGCTAATAAGCTGGGCCTTGGGCTCGGACGGGGTCTCGAGCACGCCAACTCTGGCGGCGTAGCTTCCGTTCCACTTGATGTTGGCATCAACGCCATTGGAGATGTACAGCCAACCCGACCACTCTGCAAAGTAGTCGCCATCGTACTGATCTAACGGCTCAGACCGCCTCGCCTCAATAAGCCCAACGCCCTTCGATCCAGTGCCGCCAGAAAGGCTGTGATCCCAGGCGCTGTCCGTCGCAATGTGCGGCAAGTAGGGGTGCTCAAGCCTGTCGCCCCGAACAAGCAGAACCCTTCCCCCACGGTACTGCCTCTTTGCGATTTCGGCAGAGGCACCGCCGTCAGACTGAATCCAAGGGTAGAAGTCGCCCGCAACACTGCTGTCCCCAGCAAGCGAAACGACGAGCTCCTCAGGGCCGCCAAGAGGGCGGAACGACCTAAGGGCGCTAATGCGAGTGTTGATTAGGTGGAACTCTCTCTTGCTCCAATCAACGAGGTTCCTGACTCCCTTGGCCTTCTCTACGCTTCCTACGACCTGGAAGTAGCAACCGTCGACCTTGCGAGCCTCTCCGCTCTGAACCCAAACCTGGTCAGACAGTCCCCGGGTAAGGATTGGAACGGCATGGACCCCCTTCCCTTGTGAGATTCGCGCCACGACAGCTAACTAGCCCCACGGCCCCACGTCGGTTGGCGGAAGGATCACGGTCAGACCAGGAGTCTTCCCGAACCCGTCGTTCCCGGCTGCCTGACCACCAGCGCCGCGACCTATCTGGATGCGGGTGCCCGGGTCCTTCTCCTCGTCCCTCTCCATACGATCCACCATCTCCATCGCAATCGCTCTCTTGTGCGATGCAGCGGAATGACTCTCCTCCTCGCCCAAGGCGTAGCTCTCTGCCAGGTCAAGGACCGCTGGGTAGAACTGCCTAGGGATAAGAGGCGCATCATTCTCTAGCCTCATCTCCTGCGGAGCTGCGAAGTAGGTCATGTCCAGAATGTAGTTCGCATCCGGGGGCGGCCAGAGCCTGATGTGGTGAGATCCGCTGCTGATGAAGGCTCGGCCCTGGTGCTTTAAAGCCAGGTTACCAATCGACACACCATCCGCCTCGTAACCGCCAGCGGTGTCAATATCTCTAGCGGCCCAGCCAATGCTGGCATCGGCAAGCGCATCTGTATCCGAAGAAAACGAGAACGTGGCCGAATTAGCTAGGTGGAAGAACTCCTGGTTGCTCGCGCCCCTGCCTACGCTGGCAGAGCTAGCTCGAGTCCTGTAGAGGGCCACACCGTAGTCGCCTCGAGCGGTCCACGTAAGGTCAACCGCGTTGTTCGCTGCCGTGACCTGAATCTCCACCTCGTCCGAGAAGGGGCCTACCTCCATCGTCTTGGTGTTGTAGTACCGATACTTGTACTTGTAGTAGCCGGCAGCAAGGAGTCCTGCAGATGTGCTGACGACTGCGGTCGGAGCAATGTCGGGAGCTGGGATGTGGTTGTGCCGCTCAATTGAGTAGTACTGCGGGTAGGACTCATGGTCCTTGATGGTCAACGCCTTCATGTCCTGCGGGAGGAGTCCCCTTTCAGTCACATGAAAGGTAAATCCGTTTCCAGTGCAGACGATGGACTCAATGCCCATTGTCCCCTCTGGAAGTGGGTACTCATCGTAGTAAATGGACCAGTTCTGACTAGCGGCGGTAGCCCCCGTATATCGAGCCTCAAGGTAGGCCGTCGTTCCCGGGGTGTGTGACGCGATCCGATAGACGACGCCGTCTGGGCCAGCAAAGCGAGCCCCCGTCCTTGTCTTGGTGATAGCGGCTAGGCCGATAACCGCGAACTCGTTGTTCTCGACTGATGCAGCCGCTCCAGTCTCCGGAGCGAACAGATTGAACTGGAAGGTCTTTCTCAACCAACTCCAGTTCTGACGCCGACCACAGATGGTCATGTAGGCGTCGTTGATGAAGTCGCCTAAGCGGGCCTCATTGCCGTCGAACCCACGCCTTCGACCCAGGCGCTTCTTGAGCGTTCCGTAGTCCATCCGAGCCTCCTAGATAGCTCACAAGGGGACGAGCGGGGTCAGGCCGCCCGCCCCCTCAAGAGACTACCCGAATCTATCGACCCGGAGGTGCGTGTCGCAGGAACACCACGACGTTCATGGTGTTGCTGCTCAGGTCTTGTGGCGAGCCTGGCCCGACATCAGTGAACAGAACCCGAAGGAGGTCGCCCGCCTCCAGGAAGACGTTCCTGGGCGAGGCGTTTTCTGGGCCATCCACCTCGAGCGAATAGGACGTATTGTCGGTGATGCCGCCGGTTGTACTCAGAGACGAGATCCCCAGCGAGTGCCAGCCATCGGCGTCATTTCCGACTTGAAGGTCGATAGTCCAGTAGTTGGTGGCATCAGCCCCGATAGCAGCACCGAAGGAGATGTTGCCCGCCTCCGCCTTGAACCGCCCGCTAGTTGTTGGCGGGGTAATAAAGACAGGCCGGTTAAAGGTTGTAGAGTGACCGGCAAGAAGGGTAAAGGAAACCGGCACAAGACCGACTCCATGAACCTGGTTGCCGCCTTTGATGGCAGACCAGATGGGGCGACCGAAGCCTGAAGGTGCAGTTGCAGTAGCCATAATTCAATTCTCCTCGACCTGTTTGGGTGGGGGGCCGAAACCCCCCACCCTCAGGCGTGTTGCCCGTCAGCGACTCTATGGCGACTGACGAGCGAGTTTGTTAACTCGGCGTTGCCGGGTTGTTGAAGACGCGAACCAGCGTCAGCCGAGAAGCGGCAGCCGCAGTCACGGCAGTCGACTCCAGGACCTGTGCCCTGGTGTACCGAAGGTACGCCATTACCTGATTGGCCGCACTGAGGTCGGTGACTGCTGTCGCCGCGTCAGAGTGGTTTATCGCAGTAGTGAACGTCCCGTCAGCCGCAGCGGTCGTCGCCCCGTCTCCGACATAGAGAAGGAGACCAATCGACTGGTTGACAGTCTCGTAGTAGACCTTCGCTTGGCAGTGGCCTTCGACAACACAGGACACCTGATCACCAGAGGCGATGGCGATGCCTGAATCGACCACTCCGATAGTGGGCACCACGTTGTCTGCGTCAGCCGTGTCGTACTTCACGGCACTGTAACGAGCATCGCTGGTGTCGGTCTGCTGCATAATCAAGTGAACAACGTCGCCGTGGACAAGGGCCTCGCCCGCGATAGCCTCAACGACTTTTCGTCTAGGATTTGAAAGAGCCATTTCAGTACCCCTTTCTAGGCGCTGTAAGCACCGCCAGCGAAGTTGAAGCAACCCTGCTCGCGGAGATTGTTTACGGTAAGGATGCCGTGGAACTTAGTCTTGGAAATCCAAGCCCACTGTTCCTGCGCTAGGCGCCAGTCATCCATGAAGAAGTGAGCGTTGGGGTTAATCCAAAGCTTCAGGTTGCCGAGGTTGGTCTTGCCCTGGCTCTTGCCCTTGACGGGGTCGAGCATTCCAGGCTCAAAACCGTGGCCCGACTGAGCACTCGGAGAGCCGCCGGTCAGGTTCAACATGAAGCCTTCGCCGCTGTTCTCCGTAATGTTGTAGTCAGGAATCACGCTCGCGCCCTTGAATCGGAGGCTAGTGAAGCCAGCGCTTCCCATGTCCTCGTCAACCAGAGCTCGCTCGGGACCGCACCACTCCTCGTAGCCGTCGTAGACAGCAGGATCGACAAGCATCAGGTCAGGACGACGTCCAAACTTGGAGCACTCGCGATAGAGCTGCGTCCAAGTCGGAATGCCCTGAGTCATGAAGCCGCCACCAATTGCCTGGAACTGGTTGTGGTGGTAGGTCAAGTTCTTGGCGACATTGCCAACGCTCGTGCCTGTCGCAGCCTGAGCTGCAATGGTCGAGAACTCAATCATTCCACGAAGACCGTCGATGTCGCCGCTCACGCTGCTGGCAGTGTGGAGCTGCTCCTCGATGTAGTTCCGCATGGTAATGGCGCACTGGGTAAGCTCTGCATCGAGAAGCTTGCCAATCTGGCGCTTTGCGTTCTGGTTCAAGTCGACCTTGTCGCAAGCGACGACCGACTGGCAGGAGATTTGACCCCAAGCGTCCCAGATGAACGGCTTGACGAACTCGCTGTCAGCGGTATTCAGGACTTGACTGCCCTGATAGGTCTGAACGTTAGGGTTTTCGGCGTGCGCGAAGGGGATTCGTGCATACGGAGCGGCCTCAAGATGAATCGAGCCCTTCTTGTACATCGAGTACAGAAGAGGCGACTGCTCAAGGATAAGCCAAACAAGCTTCTCCCAAGAGGCTCCCCACGTAAGCGAGAACGCCTTCGTGTAGTCAGTAAGTGTGGTTGAAAATGGGGCTCCCATGTTTCCCTCTGTCGTCTAAGTCCAGCAGCCCCCTAACCAATCCTCGAGCCCAGGTCTGCATTTTGACCTAGAACCTTCTCTAGGATTTCATCCATCGACATCGTGGCTGTAGAGCCAAGTGGCGTCGAAGATGTTCCCGATTGGCTAGCAGGAGGCTGTGTCTCAGCCCGTCTCTTAGCGTTATCGATCAGCCGGCCCTCATTGACCGACCTAATGGCGCGCTCTCCTGCCAAGGACAAGGCAGCCCGATAGGACTCCTCTGTTCCAGACGACAAGAGATTCATGATGGTGGGATCATTCGAGTCCAGAATCTCGCGAACGCGACCCCGAACATTTTCATCCCGAAACTCCCGGTACTGATTCGCCTTCATATCCTCGAAGATTGTATTCAGCCGAGAAGCCTCCCTATGGGGAGCAAAGCTCTCTGCTACTACAGACAGCTGCCTCTTGAGCTGCTCAACCTCGCCAGCAAGCTTGGTCTCTCGGTCGCCCGAAGCGCCGCCAGACTGCTTTAGCTTGGCTTCCATCACCTCCAGAAGTGCTCCAAACCCGTCTCCGTCTTGTGCTCGTTCGGTAAACCGCTTCCGCAGTTCATCAACGGTAGGCCCAGTCTCCTGAGCTCCGTTGTCGGCCCCATTCGGCCTCTGGCCTGCCTGCTGTTGCGCCTGAAGCGCCAGGAAAGCCTGTTGGAGTTGGGATTGTTGCTCAGCCAGCCTCAACCTGTCCGACTCAATGTCTCTCCGCATATCGGAGACCTCTTGAGTCTTCTTGGTCAGGCCAGACTGCATCTCTCGGTAGATGGCAAGGTTTTCAGGCGGCAAGTCCAGAGGGTTTCCAGACCAGAACGACCCTGAACCGCTTTCGCCATCGCTTACGCCATCGGTTCCAGTTGCCTCAGGTGTCTCTGCTCCCTGCTCGGTCCCCTCGGTGATCTCCGAAGGGTTGCCTGCGTCAGGAGCGACATCCTCAGTAACTGGATTATCGCCGCTAAGCTCTTGGGTCACGGGTTCTCCAGTGTGCGACTAGGTGGAAATTCGTTCCCGAACTAGTCGCTCAAGTTCGGGACGCTTGATTGTTGGAATAACCTTAATCCCAAGCCTCTTAGCTTGGGACTTAAGTCCAGGCCAACTATCGCAGACCATCGTATCCAACTCTCCTACATTTGTGTCAACCAGCTTGTCTACCCCAGACGAAACTTCTTCTGTAGCAACCTCAGCTGTATCGGGCTTAGCTCGTGCCGCCTCCCAACGGTCAACGATCTCCTGCTCCCTATACGTCCGCGTTCCTGAATGAGACCGGCGCTTCCCAGAAGCCCCAGACTCTGCAAGCCCGTGCTTCTTCAAAATAGCCTTAGCCTCCTTCCTACTTACAGTCTTTCCAACCAAGCGCTCCTCAGGAGCGTTCTCGTGAAAAGTAAACTCATCGCCGTGACTCGCCTGCGTCTTCGCGTCCGCAATGAAGTCATGGGACATCGTGCCCCTTCGGTTGCAACGACCACACCGCATGAACAAGAACTCCTGCGACTTGGCAGCAACAAACCCAGCAACCGTCAAACCATTGGTTTGCTCGTGCTTGCACCTCTTACAACTAAACGTGTACATCGGCATTCAAAACTCCTTCCTAAAATTCTGGAACGCCTGGCTGCGGAGAGAAGCCCATCCTACCCGCCGCCGGAATTGTCAAAGATTCTCCAGTAGCTGGATTAAAGGCAGCCCCCTCTGCAATTGAAGGCCCGCCCTCTTCTGCAGAAGCCCCAGGAGGCGGAGCTGCGCCAGCCTGTGTAGCTGCCTGTCCAAACAGCTCAGCAAAGCTGTCGCGCATCTCAGGGCTGTCCTGCTCCCAGAGAGCAAGGGCCTTTGCGTAGAAGTGGGCAATGGCAGCCGGCGGAACCTGGGCTGCAGTTAGCGACTGAGCCGCCGCACCTAGCGCATTCATAAAGCCGATATAGGCCTGGCGCTCTGCCTCAGGGCCGACCGGCTTCATGCTACCTGCGTGAACACCTACGTCGAACTCTCCTCGGATGTCGCTCCTGGTGTACGAAACAGGAATGTCCTCTCCGCTCACCCGAACCCAGCGCTCAGCATCGTAGAACTGCTGCATCACCTGAAGCGTC